TGGCTTATGGTAAAAGTTGCAGTCATTTCAATTACTTATAAAACTCCCAGTTTTGGGAGTTTTAACAGTGAATCGGAAAGAGATGACAAAAAACTTTGTTTTTCGTGAATTTGAATGCGGATTAAGCATCGAAGAGGCCGCAAAACTTTGTTTTAAAACTGTGAGCGAGGTCAAACGATGGGACAGGGGAGAGAAGATACCGCCAATCTGTAAAAGGCTGATGCGCTGGCACAGCAGGAAAGAACTCTATCACGGTGATGAGTGGTGGGGCTTTCGTATGGAAGGTGGGAGGTTAATCCTACCAACAGGTGACAGGGTAGCGCCTCAGCAAATACTGTACGCAATAGCAGTCATGCAAATAGAATCACCAGAAGATGATCTAGCTCGTTCAAAACTTCTAAAAT